TTCCGATGTTGCTAACTGGCGCGCTGTTCCCTTCCGACGGCGCGCCATTTTTTTGCGCAATAAAAAAGACGGCCCGAAGGCCGCCTGATGTTGTGATGTGGTGGGATTTAGAAAGCTGAAACGCTTTTGCCTCTCGGTTTTGGCGTTGGATCAAAGTTTATTGCATCTTTATGCAATTCCAAAAGGTTTTTGTTTTCTGCGCGATGTTCAGCAACATGGCATGATCTGCATAGCCATTTCACATCAAGCGGTATTGCATAATCGTGGTGATGGCCTTCAATCCGCCCTTTTGCTCCACATGTTTGGCAAATGTCTGGCTTTTGTATTCTTTTATCTTTAACAGCGTTTTGCAATATGACATGGGCTGCTTTTTTGTCAGGGTGTGTTGAAGCCCATTTTTTCCTAGCAGCATCGGCAGATGCTTTGCCTTTTTCTGTTGATCTATACTTGCGGTGTCTTTCTCTTACTTTTGGGTCTGCTTGGTAACGATATGCATCGTATGTCCGATAATAATCAGCTTTGTTTTCGCGGTTTTCCTTAACTTTTGCTTTGTGGCATTCTTTACACCGAGTGTTAACTCCAGAGTAAAACTCAACAGCGTCACTTGTCACGCCGCAGACCTTGCATGTGTGTGTCATGGGCAAACTATGATGCCCATAACGGAATATGTCAATACATTCCCTTAGAACGGAATAGTGTCGTCGTCCAGCCCATCGCTTGCTGGTGGCGCTTGATACCCTGCATCACGGTTGCCGCCAGACGCGCCATCCAGCATTGTCAGCGTGCCACCTAAGCCTTGAATGACAACCTCGGTGCTGTAACGATCCGCGCCCGACTGATCTTGCCATTTGCGCGTTTGTAGCTGGCCCTCGATGTAGACCTTGCTGCCTTTCTTGAGGTAGCTTTCAGCTACACGCACAAGCCCCTCGGAAAAGATGGCGACAGTGTGCCATTCGGTCTTTTCGCGGCGTTCGCCGGTGTTCTTGTCTTTCCAGCTTTCGCTTGTGGCAATGCGAAGGTTGCAGACCTTGCCGCCGTTTTGAAAACTGCGGACCTCTGGGTCAGCGCCCAAATTTCCCACAAGAATTACGCGATTAACTGAACCTGCCATTTTTGTCCCTTTCTCGAACCTTGCCCCTCTGGGCATCCATAATGCGATGCAGCTTGGCGTGTGCCGAGACAGTCATCAGCGCTAGATTGCTAAGATCGTTGTTTAGCTTGTTTTCGTCTATGTGATGAACGCACTCGCCACGCTTTAGCCTGCGTCCTATCTGTTCTTCCATCTTGACCACGTGCAAGAGCCTGCCTTTGTGCGGGCCTGTTGTGTACTCAAGGTATCCGTTTTGTTTAAGAGACGTACCCTTTGCATTTTTATCGCCCCATTTAGATCGAGCGTCGGATATTGCTTGTCGGTGGGCGTCGCTAAATTGCCTAGATTTTCCGCGCAAGCCGGAGCCAAGGCGTCCGTTTTTTGCTGCATCCCTGACACCTTCTGCCCTAGACCTTAAGGTTACGCCAGAGGCTAGCAGCCTATGCCTAACCGTTGACCTACAAATGCCAGTTGCATCAGAAATTTGCGGGATAGACATGCCAGAGACATACATTTCAGATATACTTTCCATGCGTTGCTTCTGGCACGTTTGGCAAACTATGTCAACGACCGATCAAAATTACCTTGTTGACTGATCCGGCCATTACACGCCCCCCAATGCTGATTCGTACATTTCCAAAACGGCCTGTTCTTCGGCCAAGTCGTCACGATCCCGTTTGCGCCGAGCGACGATCATGCGAATAATTTTGCTATCGTATCCGGTGCCTTTGGCTTCGGCATAGACTTCCTTTTGCGCTTCGGCGGCGTCCTGCTTTTCAGCTTCAAGCCTTTCGATGCGTTCAATAATTGCGCGCAGTTCTGCGCCGTTTGTGCTGTCTGTCATTGTGCTTCCTCTATCAGTTTGTTGACTACTTTAATTCCCCACGAAACCGTGGTGTGATCTCTGCCGCCGAGAAAAGTCCCGATGGCAGATAGGGTAATGCCCTCCTGATGCAGCTTCCACATGGTAAGCTGACGTGCGCGGGCAATAGGGCGCTTGCGTGACGACCCGCACATTTGTTCGTAACTTATCCCCGTCTTTTCCGCAACGTCTTTTGCGATGGCAGCCATGATTGGCTTGTCATCAGATTGCATTACAGCGGCAACCTCTCGCATCGTCAGGGGCTTCATGTTTCTGGTCCAGTCATGCAATCGCCCTTCATCGCTTCATCAACCGCAGCCTTGCGCATCTCTGGCGATTTGTTTGGGAACATTTGGTCAACAAGCGCCTGCATCCTATCACGCTCCGCCTGTGTTACCGCCCGCCGCTGTGGCTCTGGATCAGGTGCAGGCTTTTGCAATGCGGCGATCATGTGACGGCGCGGGCCAGCTTTGGCATCGCAGACAGATTTCAATTCATCCCAAGTCGGCCACCACTTCCAAGACTTTGTGAGCAACGCATAGCGCACCACATCGGCTGGATAGGTCGCAAGCCGTGATGCGTATGCCTCCAGCATCAATGCGCTTTCCATGCCCTCGCGCTGGCGGCTGGCGCTGATGACCGACAACTCCGCAAGCCATGCCTCAATTTCGCGTATCGGCGCAGGCGTGTCAAAGTTGCGCAGATCGGCAAGCGCAGCCCGGCGGTCGTCTTCGCTGCCTTCAACGTGGCAATCAACCGCGACCTGATACGATGGCAGGCTTTCGCCGTTTGGCCCCGATGGGTATCGGCCTTCATACCGAACCATCAAACCTACGTTGTGCTGCGATGCTCGCGAGACTGCGGCCTTGTCCATATCCGCCGGGCGCTGCTTTGCCAGCCAACCCGCCACGGCGACCGAACTTGATTGCGTTGCCAAGCCATGTTCGCCATGCGGCATCCCAATCTCTGTATAGGCTTTGCTTAGAACTGTGGTAATTGCGGAAGTTATCGGCTTCATGTTCGATTTCCTTTTGTGTGAACCCTCGGTCTTGGGCGTCTTGGATATTCTTGTCGTTTGGCACCCAACCTTCGGGCAATTCAACTTCGGGCTTGCGAGGCTTTTTTCGCAAAGAACCTTTAGGTTCTTTCTTTATATCTGGCTCTGGCTCTGGCTGGCATTCGCTCTGGCATTGCTCCGGCATTGCTTGCGCATTGTCGGGGCTTTGAATTGTTTGGCTTTTTTGCTTCTGTGCGTCCCATCTTTGGTTCGCTGCGATAGTCGCAGTTTCAACACGATTTGCACGGTCCATAATGGCTTTTTCTACGCGATTGTTTGAAAGCATCCCATCAACTTCGGTCAATTTGCCTTCGTCGATCAAGCATTCAACAGCGCGAATGAATGCAGCCTTTGGCGATCCGCAGCGGCGCGCAAGGCGTCCATCATCTCTAGGGATTGGTCCGTCTTGCTCATACATCAAGCAAAGCAGCGTCATGTAGACGCCGCGTTCTGCTGGTGACAGGCCAGACGTTCCCCCAAGGAAGTCAGATGGGTAGAATTTTATGAATGGCTTTTCGCCCACATTTTGCCCCTAGTATTTGGGCAAGGCTTGCATTGGTCCGCATCGTGCGGTAACTTGGCCTTGCGTTTCTTGACAATTCGCACCCTACACCGTCGCAGGTGAATTTGCAAGCCCGCCGGATCATTCTGGCGGGCTTCGCTTTTCAGCCCTGACTTCTTTGACAAAGGCCAGCGCATCATCTACGGATCGCAGCACGGTCACATTGCCCTGCCACGTCACATAGAACGCCGCCTGCGATTTGGTCAGCTTGCCTTTCGCCGCTTTGACTTCTGCGATGTAAGTGCGCCCGCCGTATCCAATCAGCAGATCGGCAGGCGTGTCCATTGACACGACAGACAGGCCAGCCGCTCGAAGCGCCTCGACGATGGCCGGTTCGTTTGCATCGCGCTTGTTGCGATATTGCCCGCGAAATCCCATCCGTCTAACGCCGGTCTAACATTGCGTTGGTCACGGCAAACAGGCGCAGCCAGATTTGCTTTGCGCCTGCACGGTCACCACGCTTGATGGCGCTGGCATAGTCTGCGGCCAGCAGTTCGCGCTGGATGGCGTCATTCATTGCTTTGTCCTTTCGTGATCTCAATGGCTTTGGCCAGCAGGTGAGCCTTCGCCCATGTTGCCAGCTTTAGGTGCCGTTGATCGGCAGCCCGTTGTAGCAGGGCCTTTTGTTCACTGGTGAACGTCAATTCGGTTTTTGGCATTTCAATTTCCTTGCTTTTGCCACTTGACCATCGGGTAAGTATCGGGCAATGTCAACCGGCAACATAGGAGAAAACAATGACCGACCACGCAAACATCTACATGGCTTTGTCAGCGGCGCAGGCCGAAATGGGCAAAGTCGTCAAAGGCGCAAACAACCCGCACTTCAAAAGCAAATACGCTGATCTGGCGGACGTGATGCAGGTGGCTTTGCCTGCGCTGAACGCGCACGGCATCGCGGCATGGCACTGCATCGTGGCAACCGACAGCGGCAACGTGATGCGCACCAACCTGTCACACGGCAAGAGCGACACGCACATTGCTTGCGACGTGCCGCTGTTGGTGCAGAAGAACGACATGCAGGGCATGAAGTCGGCCACGACATATGCCAAGCGCATCGGCATCGAAAGCCTGACCGGCATTGCGCCCGAAGACGATGACGGCAATGACGCGGCCAAGGCAGCGCCAGCCAAGGTAAAGCCGCAGCCCGCAACCATCCCGCAGGAAGCCATTGACGCCGCTGTGGATTCGTTGAGCAATGCATGGACGCTTGATCAGCTACGCGAGGTGTTTACCGGCCTTCCCAAGCCAGTGCAGTCGTTGCCTGATGTCATCGCAGCCAAGGACGATGCAAAGACGCGCCTGACCGATGCACCTGCCGCCGATCTGGCTGGCGATGCAATCCCG